CGCAGACTTAGTGTTACTACTATTCATTGCATCTTAACCTTTAGTTTATCATTACGTTTCTTATACTCAGCAGACTCTCTGGCTTTAACATCAATCCAGTGATCAGGTATTGTATCTTCACTATACCACCTAAACCCATTAGCACCAGCCCATTCACCATGAGATCTTTTAGTACCGTCCTTGCGCCTCTTAGCTCCGGGCATTGGGGCAGAGGGGTTAGCAAATAGAAACACCAACTCTATGTCTGCTGGTAGAATCTTCTGAACCCAGATGTACTTGTTGTACTCTGCGAAGTCCCAGAATCTACCCTTAGACTCAAGCAATATCTTCTTACCGTCTACCTCTCTAACAAAGTCAGGCTCGTACTTATGCTCAATAACATAGGGTACTTTATCAACGTGGTGTTCCCAATCTTTTAGGATTGATTCGTGTAGTACAGCCTCCCAGATAGAGTCATACTTACTACCGTCTGCTTTAAGATACTTCTTAGGGCGAGGTACTCTAGGCTTTCTCCATCCACTACGTGCTTTCTTTACAGTACTGATGGAACAGCCCCTCTTCTTTTAGCAAAGCCTTCTAAGTCCTGCATAGTAATTTCTTCTATAACCCTTCCAAGATTGACAAGCTTCTTAATAGTTTTCCTAACCCACTTAGGACTATAGAAACTTAATCTTAGAGTCCTGTTGTTATAGAAATACTCTGAGGGTGGAATGAAATCACGCACATTACTTATGCTTATCTTGCTGTGTTCTTCTTCAGCTATAAGAGTTTTCAGCCATTCATATAGTACTACATCTGTGTGTCTGCTAATTCTTTTACAGATCTGTGAATTCATTTTAGCTCCTCTACTCTAGGTTCAGTTACGACTTTAGTAAAGTACCTCAAACCATTGGAGTATTTGAAAGCTCTTAAACCTTTACCATCATTAGCTTCTGACCAACATTCATTTTTAAAAGCACAATAGTTACAGCCTGTGGCTATACGCATATTACCGCTTTTACCTTCAGGTATATCAGTATAGCAGTGAGATGGGGGTTTGTCAATAGTCAAGATGTTTTTTAGTTCTTTTATTCTTGTATTGATATTAGGCTTGGACAGATCTCCGGGCCTGAGTAGGGCAAGCTCACCCGACTCCTTATTGATAGCTAAGAACCCACCGTCAGACGTTCCCTCTGCTGCCTCATAACCTGCAAGCTGGGCCATGTACCCAAAGGGATCATCTACTGCCAACGTCCCTTCTGAGAACTTTCTGAAGGCAAAGTTGGAGGCTGTCTTTATATCAACAACTTCTCCGTTGATCTTACAATCCATGTGGCCCTTGATTCCATCCACCTCAACTTCTTTCTGCTCATCAGTTACTTCATGCCCTGCTAGTTTAACTAGGAGCAGTAACACTTCTTCCAATAGATGACCATAAAGAAATTTAATATGGGTGTGCGGCTGCATGTGTGATGGTGCATCAAGATCTCTACGAGACTCATACCACAACTGCCTAGATGGTTTGCCTATGTTACTCATACGCAAGCCTTTAGACTGCTTGTGAGGCTCTGACCAGTGACGTATAGCTGCCTTCATTCTCTCACCGAAGTCATCTATAATATCATCTGATAGGTCTAGTGTCTCACCTTGCGACAAAGCATCTAGCTTCTCGTATATATCAGGTACTAAGTTTTCTAAGTCTTTAGAGGAGTTCAAGTTGTTCCCCCGCAAAATGACTATCTAAAATATTTTTAGCCACAACGCTAGAGCATACAAACCACTCGCCTCTACGCTCATGCTTTTCTGATAGAAGGTTGTGTGCTTCTGCTTCTGCTTTTTTTCTATCAGCTACAGGATAAAAAGCATACACTGTATAGTCTCTATAAGGTGAGCCTGTTTGATATTTTTTTAATCTATCTTCAGAGTCAACAGCCATCCCTACTTTTACCCAGCTAGGGAAAGAGGGGTTGTATATTATGTACACTTGTCCTTCTAAACTTTTCTCGTAGTTTGCTAAAGAACTAAAGGCTGCGTCTGTAAATCCCTTGTAGTTACCGGGCTTATGTAGAGGGTGAGATTTAGGTATGTATTTCCCATCTATATACATTCTCCTATTAATTCTTTTTCTTAGGGTGGATGCTCTCTCACGCGCACGACTTTCAGGGTAGTAATACCACCACTCTCCATCAGTAAACTTGTATCTTTCAGGGTTGTTTAAATTGTTACCCATTGGATTTTCAGGTAGTACTTCCATAGCTTTATTTTCTCCTAAGAATCTATTTACAAAATCAACAATCCCTTTAGAACTGTAATGTTTGTCAGGGTATCCTGATGGATTGTAGTTAGCCCAGCGTCCCGTTGTGTAGTAGTAAGCATAAGCTTTAGAACCATTGTAAATCCAAAGCATGCTGCCACCAAGTTTCAGATTGTACTCAATATTTTTTGAGTCTAAATAATCGGTGACATATTCTATAGTTTGATTTGTAGTGTTCTTAAACTTCTTCTCTCCTTTAGAATTAGTTCTAGCATAAGACCATCTGTATTCTTCATCAGTGTGTTTCTGACCAATTGCTTCCGACATTATATTCCCCGTCTAGTGGACATTTTAGATTCAATACTTTACCAGCTTCAATGATAGCCTCAACGCCAAGCCTACCTACTTCATCTGCTTGATCTTCAGTAACCTCTAGCTGCCATTCATCATGTACATTACATACAAACTTAGCATCCATATCTTTAATAAGATCATCAAAGATAATCAAGGCTTGCTTCATCATTATAGCACCGGCACCCTGTAGTAGTGTGTTTAATGCTGAGTGTTCTGAGCGTACAAATATTTTCCTACCATCTAATCCTTTACGGAATCCCTTTGCACACGCTCGTCCAACTCTATCTTTAAGAGATGTGAATGCTGGTAGATTATCAAAGAAAGATTTTCTAAGTCCCGCACCAACTGATTTACCTCCACCAGCCACGCTTCCAAGCTTCTCATCTCCTGCACCGTATAAGAGTGCATATATGAATGTCTTAGCCTGATTTCTTGATTCAAGTCCCGCAAGTTTTTGATTAGCGGTATGTATGTCTCCGTTAACGACTTCATTTGTATACTCCTCATCGTCCATATAATGTGCAAGCATCCTCAGTTCTAAGCCACTCGCATCTATACCTACCAGTTTGTATCCTTTAGGAACTGTCCAACAAGATCTACATTCTGTGCCATAAGGTGAGTGAGAGTTAGGAACCTGTGCCATGTTAGGTTCACGGTGAGTCATCCTCCCAGTGATAGTACCATTAGGTATAACATACCCATGCACTCTTCCTTCAGGGCTAACAGCTTTGATCCAAGACTTTATCTGTGCTTCTCTCTTCTGATACATCAGGTAGTCTTTGATAAGGTCTGCCTGTGGGATACCTTCAATCTGAGATAGAGTTTTCTCATTGACAATAGGTCTGCCATTAACTGTAAACTCAGTAGGCTTCCACCCAAACTCAACAAGGTATTCTCCTACCTGCTTCCTTGAAGCCATGTTGAAGTCTACAATGGTAGTCCTAGTTGTAGAGAATGTAGCAGGTTGACAAAGTGTTTCATACTCTTCATCAGTAAGTCTCAGCCCCGGCCCTGAGGGGGTGTCCCAATTACCTGTCTTAGCAGTAGACCCGTTCTTGTTCTGCTTACGATAGATTAAACGCTGATCCATCTTAGGCTTGAACACCTTGGATACTTCTGTTTCTTTCTCTACCATCTTCTCACGCATGAGTGCTAACAACATATCAGCTTTGTACTCATCAAAGTAGAAGCCCGTGTTCTCCTGCTCTTTAAGTATAGAAGCAGTCTTAGTCTCTATCTCCATAGATCTAGGATCAAACCCAACGCCCTCACGTTGCAAAGCTTTGTAAACCTTTACGTTAACTGCAACGTCACGCTTACAATACTCAAGCATCTGTGGGCTGTAGCATTCAAACTCCTTGAACTCTATCTTACTTAGAGAAAGCTTCTGTCCCCACACTGCGAGACTGTGACCACCTTCACGCACAGGATTGAACAGCCTAGAAAGGACTAGGGTGTCTATTAGTTTCTGATTGCCCAGCTTAAAAGAAGTAAGCTTCTCAAGTACAGGTATGTCAAAGCCAATGATGTTATGTCCTGATAGCTGGTCAGCCTTATCTAATAGCTTCAAGCTCTCATCAATTTCATCTGGGCCAAACGACCACACCTCACCTGTGTCTACCTCTTGTGCTACTACGCACCAGATCTTTGTGGCATCTAAGCCATCAGTTTCTATATCAAATAATAGTTTCATTCAAATGCTAGTCCTGATTCAGAGGTGTTGTTGAACTCTATGTCAGAGTCATCTACTTCATTAAGTCTGCCAGTATCTTTATCATAATGCAAGTATGTAGCAATACCCACATCTCCTGTGTACCTAGACTTCAACACACGTACACGGGTGGTAGATGCAAGCACTGGATCATCAGCCTGTTGATTACGTTCAAGTGTAATCACACAGTCAGACAACTGGGCAATAGATTGGCTACCTCTAAGGTGACTTAGGTCTGTCTCTGCGCCCTTCTCATGGCCCTTGTTACCATCAATACGTCTGAGGTGAGACACCAGTATAAGTCCTGCTCCTGTCTCTTCTGCAAGGCTTCTAAGCCTAGTCATAATAGAGTCTATTGAGCGGCGTTCATCGCCCTCTAAGGTGGCAGATACCATCATGTGTAGGTGGTCAATCACTACCCACTTACACTCACACCCAACAATCATATAGCGTAGCTTGCTAAAGATACCATCAATGTCATTGGAACCAAAGTGAGAGTGTACCCACACCCTGTCTCTGTTGTCATTATCTAAGAAGACATCATCAAAGAGTATGTCCATCTCTTCTACTGAATAAGTATCACGCACACTATCAATGTGTAACTTTGCATTAGCTTCAATGGCTAAGATACCATCAACTGTTCTAGTCCAATCCTCTTCCAGAGCAATTACACCTATGTTGTCATCAGTCTCACGTATCAGCCAGTGCTCAAGCTCACGGGTAACAGCCGTCTTACCTAAGCCTGTACCTCCTGCTACTAGAACCAACTCACCTTGACGCAAGCCTTCTAACTTCTTGTTAAGACCTTCCCAAGGATAGGGA